AATTTGGTAGCTACTCTAGCTGATAATGAAGCTGTTACTGTCAATAAACCAAGTTTTACTGTATATCTTGAAAGCAATGAAATTGTATACAGCACTGATATTAATGGTTTATTTAGTATTTCATTTGATGTTAGAGAGGTTGTCACCTAATGCCAAGAACTTTATCTTCAGCACTTCAAACGCAAGTATCAGCAGATGCAACTAAGATCGCTTTCTTAGTTGAATTGCAATTATCTACTGTTGTTAGAGTTACAGATTTTGGTCGTGACGTTGTGTTTAATTCAAATACTTATACTGCTGGTGGTTCTTTTGTTACTGTTGATGCAACTACTGAATCAGGCAAATTACAAGTTGATGAAATAAATTTAGGCTTTTCTAACGTAAGTAATGAAGTTAGAGCTTTAGTAGAATCAGGTGCATTTACCGATAAAATTGCAAACATATATATTGCTTATTTTGATTCAGATGAAGAATTAGTTGGTGCAATAACTTATTTTACTGGACAAATAAGAAATGTATCTATTAATGAAACTATAGATGCTTCTAATATATCTTTGGTAGTTGCTAGTCATTGGGCAAATTGGAATTTGACAAAAGGTAGGCATTTTTCTGACGCTTCACAACAAGATTTTAGTTCAGGTGATAAGGGCTTGGAATATGCTACGCAAGTCAAAGAAGATGTTAGATGGGGTACTAAATAATGTTTAATTTTTTTAGTAAATTATTAGCAAAAGAAATTTTAGGTTTTACTGTTAAAACAATAATAACTACAGCAGTTACTGCTGCTTCTTTAGTCACTGGTGTAAAAGCCTACAAACAAGCAAAATCTTTAGCTAGTAGTTTACAAAGTCAAGGCTCAGAAATATTAGCTAATAAAACTTCTGCTGGTGGAAAGATACCAGTAGTTTATGGTTCAAGACGAGTTGGTGCACAAATAGTATTTATGGACACAGCAGAAAATGAATCAAGAGATTTATTTGTTATCTACGCTTTATCAGTAGGTGAATTAGAAAATATAGATGGTGCATCAATAGAATTAGATGGTAATCCTATAAACGATGATAAAAGATTTAAAGATGGTGGTTATATTGGTTCAGATAAAATTAGTTCTGGTTCTGGTTCTTTAAATACAGCTAATAACACTGCTGCAATCACTTCTATTTCTGCTGGTACGATTGGCACTAATCCAGCTTTATCTTATCGCATGGTTTTTAATTTGCATCATGGAGCAACAACACAAGTAGTAGACCCAATGTTTGATGCTTCTTTGGCAACGAGTAAATGGGGTTCAGCACACAAATTAAATGGTATTGCTTACATAGCAGCTAAATATCATTATGACGAAGGTGGTATGTGGTCAGGTGTGCCACAATTAACAGTTAGTGTACAAGGTAAAAAAGTTTTTGACCCTAGAGATAGCAATCAAACTTTTGGCACGATCTCAACTTATAAATGGTCAGATAATCCAGCTTTAACTTTTTTAGATTACATAACTAATGATGAATATGGTAAAGGTTTAACCAGTTCACAAATAAATATGTCTACTTTTACATCAGCAGCTAATATTGCTGACACGCAAGTAGATACACCTGATTTTAATGGTAATGCTTCGCAAATGGCATGGTCAGGACAAAATGGAAATAATTTTGTTTTAATGGGTAATTTTTCTAATTGGTCTAAATTTAAGACTGGTGAATTATTAGAATTAAAAAATGATAGTGGTACTGTCATTGTTGATAACAGAATTATTACTGATATGCAGATGACTAATTTTTATGACAGTACGCCTAAATATGTAATTTATTTTGATTCTGCTCATCCTTTGACTGCCGATCATTCTGTCTCAGGTAGTGTGAATAATGGTTTATCTAAAGTTAAAAGATTTCATTGTAATGGTGTAGTCGATATCAACAGAACTGTCATGGAAAATGCACAAGATTTATTAGCTAATATGCGTGGTATTTTTACTTATATTGATGGTAAGTATGAATTAAAAATTGAAGATACTGGCTCATCTAGTTTTAGTATTACCGAAGATCATATAATTAGTGATGCAGGAATATCAGTTGATTATGGTTCTAAAGATCAAAAAGCTAATAAAGTTATTGTTGAGTTTTTCAATGGTCAAAAGAAATTTGAGCAAGACACTGCCATAGTTTTACACAGTGCTAGTCCAAATTATTTTTCTGATGATGGTGATGAAATACTAGAATTGAAAGCTGAATTTCCTTTTATATCTGACCCTTATATTGCTCATAATATGGGTAAAGCAATTTTGACTAGAAGCAGACATCAAACGCAAGTATCTTTCTTAGGTACACCAGAAATGTATAAATTAAATGTTGGTGATATTGTTGATCTAACTTATGCAGGTTTAGGATTTAGTTCTAAGGTATTTGTTATTGAATCATTAGTATTGCAATCAAGCGGATTATTACAAGTCAATATGATTGAATACTTTGATGTTTATACATGGACAGTACCAAGTGTAGAAAGTGTAGCTGACCAAAGTGATACGCCTACTGCTTATGCAATTAAAGCACCAACTAATTTAGCTTTCACTGATACTAATTCATCTTCAACTGGCAGACCTTTTATTTCATGGACACAACCTACAGACTATCCTGATAATCAATACAAAGTAAATGTGGTAGATAGTTCAGGTAATCAAGTTCTAAATAAAATAGTTGCAGTTAATAATGTTGATTTAACTTTTCTACCAGTAGCCAGTAACTATGTAGCTACAGTTTCTGCTTTAAATGCTTTAGGTGTTGAATCACCGACAACCAGTCTTACTTTTAGTGTAGCTAATCCACCTACTAAAACTGCTGATGTACAAGATTCAGCAATTACTACAGTCAAGATTGCTGATGCAAATATAACCACAGCTAAGATCGGTAATGCACAAGTAGATACTTTGCAAATAGCAGGTCAAGCAGTGACAGTGCCAGTTTATGTTATCGGTGGTTCAGCTACTGCTACTAATTTCAATAATTCAACCTTTGCAACCATAGAATCAGGCACAATAGTTAGAAAAGGTATTGCAACTTTGATAACTTTTACTATACAAGCTGCAGCTACTGGCGATCTTTCATCGGCTTATGAAATAAGAGTTTTAAGAGATACAACACAAATACAAGAAGTTTATGCTATGGGTATTTCAAGAAGGTTAAGAAAATCAGATACGTTAGTTGTAACTGATACTGATACTGGCACTGGCAGTACAACTTATAATATTCAGGTTAGACTAATTGCTGGTGGTGGTGTAATACAAAGACACCAACACTTTTTAGCTTTAGAACAATTTCAAAGATAAAGATGTTTAAAACAATAACAATTTATAACAAAAAAACTGGTGTAATTATAAGAAATGTTTATGGTGCAGAAGATGTAACTAACAATGTACAAGCAGGTGAAGATTACATAGAAGGCAACTATTCTACTGATTTTTATACAGTTGTGAATGGTATTGTAGAAGAAAAAAGTTCAGAGTTACTTGTAGAACAAAATAAAAAACAAGCACAAATAGATTTAAGAAATTATCGTGGTGCTATGTTGGATTCAACTGATTGGACACAAGTAGTTGATAACCCTTTGACAGAAGCTAAAAAAATAGAATGGCAAACTTACCGACAAGCATTAAGAGATTTACCAACTGCCTACACAGATATTGAGTCAGTAGATGAAGTTATTTTTCCAAAAGAACCAGAATAGTTAATGAGATAAAACAATAAAAATTATATAATAGGAATTTATTATGGCACAACACGATTATAATTTAGCGAATCAATCAGGTGCAGATTTTCGTGCCGATTTAAACAATGCACTAAGTGCTATTGCTACTAACAATAGTGGCAGTTCACAACCAGCTACAACCTTTGCTTATGAATGGTGGGTAGATACTTCAAGTAATGTTTTAAAAATTAGAAATAGTGCTGATAACGCATGGATTACTTTACCGATATCTGTCACAGCAGATAATACAGTAGATATAAATGGTGGTACTGTTAATGGCATTTCATCGTTAAGTTTCAGTTCAGGTTCAACAGTAACAACAATTTTAGATGAAGATAATTTAGCATCGGATTCTGCTACAGCATTAGCTACTCAACAATCCATCAAGGCGTATGTTGATTCACAAGTAACTGCACAAGACCTAGATATTTCAGATGGCAGCAGTTCAATATCTATAGATTTAGATTCTGAATCTTTAGGGTTGTTGGGTGGCACTGGTTTAACATCTAGTGCATCAGGTAACAATGTTACTTTTGCAATTGATACTACTGTAGCTACTTTGACTGGTGGTCAAACTTTAACCAATAAAACTTTAGACATAGACAACAA